TAAGCAACTGGTCGCTCTGCTTGATAATTGATATATGTGCACACACCGATAGGCAACGCAACGAATAGCACCACCACTAAGACAACACGGTTCCACCTTATTTTTATTGTTCGCTGGCCTCCTAAACATGGCGCCTTTGTGGCGCATATGACCCCTTTGTGACCCCTTTGTGACCCCTTTATGACGCCATTGACCCCATTAAACATTTTTTTCGCTCCACAGCCATCCTTTATAAAGTTCAATCCAATCGCACAAAGCCATTGTTACCAGCCACTGCTCTTTATTCTTCCTCCAGAACACCGCTGGTAGTTCATCGGCTTCAGCATCTTTACATGCCTGCTTCATCGCATCGTAAACGTTCAATCGCTCAACTCTTTTACACTCAATATGAATGCCCTCTAAACCTACAACATCATCGCCACCCAGACCCGAATATTGCTGTCCCCTTCTCGTATTAAAGCCATACTCTTGGAGTTTCTTTGCAAGCTCAAGTTCTCCTCGCTTGCCTTTACGCTTACTGTTCATGCCTCAATCTCCAAGTTCATATGCACCCTCGGAAAACCCTTGTACCCAGCGTAAATATCCACCTTTGCACATCCCACGGGCTGTGGCCCGAAACCTTTCTGCGCTATGAACGAATCGTCTTCCTGCCAATCACGTTTATAGCCCGGTGTCCGCACATACCAGCCGATGTCTTGGTAAACTCGTCCCTTATTGCTCAATCTATCTCGAACAATCGGTACAATGTATGCTGTGTGTGTATGGCCATTCCACACAATGTCAGCATCGGGTTCATAAACTGCTTGTCTGTTTGTAGCTATCACTCCTCGGGTTACTGGAGCATTTGCACCTGCCGCTGAATGTGCATAATACATTTTCAACGATGAATAATGACCTTTAACTGAAAAACGAAACCTGAACCAGCCCTTCCACTTCCCTGTTACCGCACGACTGCCAGCCAAACGTAAATGAAATACCAACCTATCGCACAAATCGGTATTGGAGTTTTTACGGACAGCAAGCTCATGATTGCCTTGCGTTACAGCAATAATGTTTCTCGCATAGGGTTTTAGAAACTCTGCGCTATCTTCCACCACCACGTCAAAATACTTCTCACAGCGATACTCTGGACGCAACTCATCCAAATTGCGCCTCGGATCAAATTTACCTTGCATTGCGTCAAACCAGTCGCCGCCGATGATAATTAAAGCATCTTCCTCGAGTGCTCTATCTAAACTACGCTTCAACGCATCCCTATCACAAGCCATAGCATCAAAATGTACATCTGAAAGCAAATACAATGAGCCTTTTATATCCTCATCTGAGGTTAGCCTTAAGTCTATTACCGAACCTTCCGCTCTAATCTCATCAATGTGCCTCAGCATCTTCGGCCTCGAAGACAATTTCGGAATCAGCAAATCCTATAAACTTCAATGCTTCCTCTTGGCTGGTAAAAGGCCCAATAATAACGCTGCCATCTGGCTGTAAGTACCTATCAGGAAGCTGAAAATACCCAAATGCTTTAATGAACCACTGTTCTTTGCCTTCCTCCGTGAAATTGCTTATGAGCATCATGCTACCAATATAATCAGTGTTCAAAAACACACCTGAACCCGTATCAACAAACATAAATAACGGCCCCCTTTACGCATCCAGCGTTAACCTTCTATCGTAACCGTCCAAGTAAAGTATATCACACGACCCCAGCAATCTGCTGACAATCGCTGGGCCAAAATTGTCTTTGCCAAAATGTTCTTCTATCTCCGCTACTGTTAGGTTTGTACTTATCACCATCGGCCGTCTTAAAGTAATGCGCCTATCGATTACGTAGTAGAACCTCTCAGGTGCCCAATCTGAACGGATATTCTCTTTGCCCATGTCATCCCAGAGTAACACACCGCAGTCAATGTACTTCTGCGTAATGTCATATTCAGAACCATCATCGCTGTTATATGCTCTGCGCAGCTCTGCAAGGAAGTCCACTGTCCTACCGTACTTGCATGCATACCCTTCCAAACATAATTTTATCGTCAAGGCATGGAGCATGTACGATTTACCAGTGCCATTGCCAAGTGGGTTAATTTTAGTACGATGGGAGGAGAGGATAAGCCCTCTCCCCCCGATTGGCTCCCATTCTTTCAGTCTTGCTATCACCTCCCTATTGAAATCATCTATTACTGCGTTTTCAAATGAATGTCTCACCTCCTCTCCTTGTAACCCGCTTTCCCGCAATAATCTTTTACCACGGATTACGGCATAACATTCTCGTACATCATACTGCATGCGCTTTAATTCTGGATACCAATCTGGCTCTTCTATTATCCCCTCCCTTCCACACAAATCACATTGCTGATTATTCCAAACACACATCGTAGGATCCAGTATTCTATACTTTACAACTGGAGCATTCTTAAGCATTTCAGCCATACGTTCCCAACGCTTCTGGCTCATCTCTACTTTTTCCTCTAAATCTTCCTCGTTCATGCTAGCACCTCAACAACGTTTTCGTGTAGCCCAGTGTCATCAAGCATAAACCTTATAGTTGGCCTCAGCTCAAGCCCGTGTTTTCTATCCATCGTAACCTTGCTTTGCATTTGCTTGGATGTGAATGTTACCTTTAATCCCGCCTTGGGCTGATCGTTATTCCAATCCACAACTATTGCTACATCCTTAATCTTCAGCAATATCCACTCATTATCATAACAAGTATATGCATCTGGTATTAACCGTTCACGCCTAACATACTTTATGTCGCGATCAAACAACACCGTAAACTCGCTCATATCACTCTTTGCCTCAAGTAGCCTTCCCTCCAAATCTACCATTTTCATGCCAACCACCTCACCTGTATATAATTATCTTGCTCTGTTTCGCCAATCTCATCACAGGCCTCTACAGATAAGATCGGCTTCGTTCCATGAAGCATGTACAGTTCTGGGCTGTCGTTTTTGCAAAGGCAAATAACATTCCAAGTTAGGTCATCGCCACGCCACTGTGGATCCACAATGAGCCTGATAATTTTTACTGGGAAGTTCATGTCATAAAGAAGTAGCTCACCAGAGCGTAAAATGTAGTGGCCTTCAATTTTGGGAATGTCTTCTCTGCCAATGCCTACATAAGCTAACTGCTGATCCATGCTCACCACACATGCCGTTGTTTTTAACTCCACCTTCATTGCTGTCCCCTCCTTCTGTCTGATCATGATTTTATTATACACTATATGTTCACTTTGTCAATACCCTTACGCATGTTCATCATGTACTCGAACCTATCAAAGTGTATTTCATCTTCTGTGTACTCATCAAGCCATCTACTTTTACGAAGCCATGTTGCTGGATAAGGAATGAATCTACCTTCTTGCTCTTTCCACTCCTTGGAGTTAACAGCCTTCTTCAGGCCAGACATTATTGCCTCGAACAACTCATCATCAGGATTAAGAGTACTCCAAACCTGCATTGCATCGAACTTATTTCGCTTTCTCGGATATAGCTTCCAGAACTCTTCAAACCTATCCCTCTGTACGGCATCCAGCTTCGGGCCTGATACCTTATCTTCCTTACGTTTAACAGGTGGCCTGTTTAATATCTCTAGTATGTTTTTAGTTTCGTTGTTTTCAATTTCGTTTTGCAAAGTATATATATCTTTACTGTTAGTAATCATTGTAGTATTCTCTGTTATAGATTTGCTACTTTGTCCAATTTCGTTTTTCGATTTTATCGAAAAACGATTTTCGATATTATCCAAAATCGTTTTTGAACCCTCTTCTACGTAGCCGTTATCAAACTGTTTTCCAATAGTATTCAAGTAAGCATCAGTTAGTTCCAAAAACTTATCAGGGACGATTCTTACATGTATCATAGGATTACCGTTAAACTTAAAAATCTTTTTCTCTACTATACCGATATCACATAATACCTTAATTGCCCTGTCAAACTGGTACGCCGTTATTCTACACTCTTCCCACCAATCATCGCGCCCTTTTGCAAGCCAAAGTTCTCCGTCTTTCACTACCCGCAGCTTTGTAGCTCCATTATCCTTGCTGGGAAGATACCAATACACTATTTGGCTCAGCAATATACCAGCAAGCAAATCGCCAGCTATATCAATGTACATCTTTTTGGTGTAAAAACCATCATTATCGGCTTGTTCTCTGGCAAGAAAATCAATCAACCGTCCATCTATTACTGCCATCGCTCACCCCTCCTCTTTCACACTTTACTTCGTTAAGCCTGAACTGCAAAAATGCGATGAGCTGTTCCTTACTTATCTCTTTTCGATCTAAAAATATCCTACCATCATCTGGCGTTGTATTTTCAAACTGTATCAGATGAAAACCTTTATATTTGCTGTCTCTAATTGCCTTGTTTACTACTCTAAACACTTGCATTTGAGCATAAGAAGGTTCGGCCATATACCGCTTTTCTTCTATTAACATCCACTCTCCAGTTTTGTAGTTCTGCCAAACATAGTCTATATTGGTAGCAACATAACCAAGCGAACTATCTATTTCTGGCTGTTCTCTCAGCCATAGTCCGAATTCAGTTGAGTTGTTATCATTTCTCTTGCGTGTCATACTCACTTAGCCTCCCTCTTGCAACTTCTGCTGTTCGTGGATCTAATTCTATACCGACAAACGTGCAATTGTATTTCAATGCGGCTATTCCAGTTGTTCCAGTACCACAAAACGGGTCTAAAATACTTTGGCCTGGTAAGCAAAACTGCTTGATGATGGCCTCCATCCCAGAGATTGATTGCTGCCATTCATGGAATTCCTTTTCGCTTCTGTCACTTGAGAATACATCTCCAAATATTTTGCCTTTGTAATCTCTGTTACCGAAGATTAAAATAGGCTTCCAACTACAGTTTACTTGCCTGTTCCGTAGTGGTGTGGGTTGGCCTGGCGTTAAGTATGCTGCCATCCAGTAATAATCAATGTGTTTGGTCATCAATGCTAATATCTCATCTAAGTATGACTGACCGCACATCACGAGCATCAGTCCAGTAGGTTTTAACCATTCATTTGCACGAATGCTTAATGTTTCATACAATGGTAGATATTCTTTAGGATACGGTGGATCGGTAATAATAAAATCAAACTGCTCGTTAAGCTTTATTGTTTCCATACTGTCATTGTAGATACGCCACTTAGTGCCATCCTTGCGCACAACGTTTAAATAGGTGTTGTAGATCTGTTCCTTCTTAATCTGCTGTACAGCCTCGCTTACACTTTTAGCCTCTCCTGCTGCTATACGTTTGGCAGCCTCTTTCTGCTCTTCTTCATCTAATCTTGCTAACCTGAGTAATTCCGTTTTGTTATCAGCCAAATCTGTGTTACGGATAGCTTCTTTAACCTCATCAGCCAAATCTTCAGCAATCTGAACTTCATGCTGTACAGTGCGAGGTGATACGCCAATTTTGGAAGCAGTATCTCTAGCGAACGAAATAATTTCGTTCGCTGAATTCTGTCTTATCTTTCCTCCTATCACGTAACTTTTGCTTTCAGGATACTTCGCCTCGTATATCTCTTTCCTGCGCTTGAGCTGTTCTGCTCGTTCCAAAACAGTTAGCTCATTACGGATAAGGTTTTCATCAATCTGTGCAAGCTCGGCATCTAACTCATCTAAGGAGACAACAGTAGCTTCTATTTCTGTTTTGCCGAGTAATTTATAGGCTTCAATACGGTGCAAACCTGCAACAAGGTGCTTATCTTCGGTTATAGTTATAGGATTAAGTAGGCCAATCTCTTGAATACTTGCAGCTAATTCTTTTACTCGTTCTGGATTTACACTGCGTCTGTTTTCTCCGATAATGATTTCATCGATTTTTACCAGCATTTTATTCCTCCTTTGTCTTTTTGCTAATTGTATTATAGCACATGAATGTGGTATAATAACTTTAGGGAGCGAAACAGTGTCACCTCCTTTGTCTAGTGTTCACTGCCACCGTGCTCCCTCCTTCTGTCCGATATACAATCCCTCCCGCTGGGGGTAGGACAATACCTACCCCCGGCACCTTTTAGTAAATGTATAAGCCCCATGTCTCCCAAGCCGCATTTACAATGTCACTTACGGACAACTCGCCCGCACGCACTTGCCACGCCTTAAACTGGCCTATCTCAATGTCAACAAGCATCTTTGCCTCGCTACGCTCCCCGTCTATCTCTTCAAATACGCCGAACAACTCAACGCTTATGATATCATCATGGTCGCTCATGTCTCCTACATCTATCTGCACTGTCTCTGCGAAAAAGTCTCCATCCTCGCCCAAGTCTGCATGATTCCACCCAGCCAACTGCTCTCGCTCTGTTACATTCACCGTATACACTTCCTGCCTCATTGCAATCACCTCCATACTGGAAGGTGGGCTAATGCCCACCCTCCAGCCTTCTGATAACTCTATCCACCGCATCAGTGAACTCGGTATAAACCTTCATGTAAAGTATTGTGTCCAACTCTCGGCATACAAAGTGCCTTATGGCTTTTCCCGTTGTTTCTAGACCCATGTTAGCGAATGTCCAATCGTAATATATCAAGTCCTCAATCTCGTTCAACTTTTGACGCTGGCTCATGAACTCTTCTCTCACCGCTCCTGCTAGATCTCTTGCAATTCTCATAGCTTCATGGTAGTACACATATTCCTTGCCATTTTCTTTCTCACGCTCTAAACAGAACATCTCAAGCTCGTCTACCAAATCGTCCAGCACACCTTCAAGGACTTTGAAAGCTGTCTCGCTTAACACGTCTATTAAATGCATACCAAGGATAAACCCTACAAACGAACCTTCAGCATAGTGGTCAATATTGGATGTTAACCACCCTTCAGCCCTCGCAAATCCACGGCTGATACCCTTACCCATCTCGATAGCTACTAACTCCTTCAAGTTCTCTCTTCCTGTCCTCATCTTTACTCCCTCCCTTCCTTTAGAACGTATGCGTTCGTGTCACTCTTATTGTTCCGTCGGGCATTGCGTACTCCGTTATAATGTCGGTGCTGCACTCTTCTACTGAGCCGTCGCAGTCGGTGTATATTTGCCGAATTACTACTTGCTTACCTGTTCTCTGCGCTTCTTCTAAAGCTGCTTGCACTTTTTCCTGCTGTTTGCTTTCTAACGCTGCTTTCTTCTCCTCTTGTTTCTTTAGNNNTTCNTGCACNTNCTNNCCCGAGCAACTCTGTCAGCTCGCCATAAACCTTTTGCACTTCGTCCATGCTATCACCTGCCTTTGTTTCTTCTTGTGTTTCTTCTTTTGTCTCTTCTCTTACACTATCCATTTCGCCAATAGCTACGACTTGTGTTTCCATCCCCGCCCTTCCTAACGGTGTCCAGTCAATGCTCAACGGCTGATAATCAACGACCTCAATTTCGCCATTTGTTTTGTGCTTTAATTTCGGAACGCCAAAGATAGAAACTGTCCTTACAGCATTGCCTTTGATCCAACGCTTCAAATCTTCAGCCGACTTGTCAATCACACCTCGCACATACAACTTGCCATTTTCAAACTTTGCACCTACCCAATGTGTAACTGGCTCTGGGAACTCGTGATCCACATCATCGGGTTTTTGATGACCCATAAATCCCGGAAGCCCTTGCTCATTTACCGTTCTTTCAATAGCTTTTAGTGCTTCTTCAGTGTAAAACCAGCCTCTTTTAGACTTACCAACGGGTACTGCTACGACTACCTCCATCGGATTAGGGTCATTCTCTTGCAAACTCTTCACATCAGCCCACGGTGCAACTGGGATATNCTCAACCGCCATCTCGCCCATAACATCCATTTGCAACGGTACTGCCATTTCGCCTGCATATTCCTTTATCGTATCTGGAAGCTCTAATCCCATTGTTCGGTAATGCTTCGCCAAATGCATTGCCGCTTCCTTCTTCTCGCTCGCAGTTAAATTCGGCTCTGCCCTTGCACCAGCTAATGCTCCAACTGCCGCTATTACGCCCCTACGATTAACGACTAATGTTCCATCGCTTCTTATCTCATGGTGTGGCCCCCAGCAATCGGCTTCCCTTAAATTCTCATCAACAGGAGCTTTGACTACCGCATACATCTCTTTTATTGCACTTGCAAGCCCTGAAGCTCCTTCTTCCCGTGCTTTAATAAATGTTTGCCAAATACTGCCTTTGTCTACCTCCCCCCAATCGCGTTCTGAAATCTCGTCATTATTAATGGTAAATTTTGTCGGCACTATTTAACCCCCTTTCGATACTTGGGAAGGTATTGCCCTGTCTTAATGTCTCGGATAATCGGCTTCCCATACTTCGGGTTAATCTCTATTCGTGCTTTATCGTACCTCTTCTCAACTTTTATTGGACGTTCACCCCCATTCATATGTTCCATTATACCACATAAATGGCACAATAAAAGCGCCTCGGCCTTAGCCTCAGCGCTTGTTAACGTATTGACCGGTCTTTAAGTCTCGCACCACCAGCTTTTGATGTCTGGAATGAATCTCAATTCGCTTTGAAGGAGGATTTTCGTAAACCTGAATTGGCTGGTTTTGCTTTTGTTTTTCTTCCACTGTCCTCCTTCCTTTCATTTTTCTGGTATTCGCCTTGGACAGGGTTCTTCGTTGCGGCGGTATTTTTTAGGTTTTGGCCCGAATTCTGCACAGGTAGCATAATCCAAGGCGTTCTTGCAATACGCGCATTGCGAAAATTCAGCTGTGACCTCGCCTTTCTCCCATCTGAATCTAACAGATCTATCTGTATTTTTGCTTCCATTGTTTTTTAACAATTCTATTTCTCTCTCAGCCCGCAAAATCATGAACTGCTCCTCAATCCCTAAATCCGTGAACTTTTCCGCCTTTTCTACTGCACGAATAAATCGTTCTCTTTCTTCAATCGTTAGTCCTAGCATTGACGGAGCGCTCATAACCTTTCCAATCCTTCTACTCAATTCAGGAAGCAAAGTTACACCCTCTTTCTTTATTATTTTTGAACAAAAACCTTTCCTCTATTTAACACCAGCATAAACCCTGGAGAAGGGATGTCTATTGCATCATACCCTTTATACAATGCATATCTTCCTGGATCCGCAAGAACCCGTCGGAATTTCTCCATTTCTTCCCACTTTTTAGCAGCCTCCTTTAAAAACATCTCAGCTTTATCATCATCTCCAGTCTCATGGTAAATTCTATCGGCCTCTCTCCATGCTTTTCTTCGTAGGGCCCGTTCTTCCTCCTGTAGAGCTGTAAACTCTGCCTTCTGCATCTCTATAAGGGCATCATACGATATTATTTTTGCATCTTTTTTTAAGGCCATACGCAATATATTTTTTTCCACCCCATCTGCAAATTGTTTGGCAACTTCCATCCTATCCTCCCCATATGCCGTATATGTTCCATTTCCATAGACCCCTTTTCCTGCAAAATATTCTCCAGTCTTAAATTGCTCTACATACTTTTCAGCTTTTCCTTCACGCCCTGCAATACCACGGAGAAGCTCTCTATTTCCTTGTTGAATGTAAGCGTCCATCTCTTCCTTACTCAATAATGTGGGCTTTTTATCGAACCCGACCTCCTTCGCCATATCCTGCAAAACAATATCCCCATGTGAAGCATTCAGCTGCTGAGATAAATAATCAGGATCATGCATTGCCCTTTCCAAAGTTTTCTTTGGTACAGATGGAAAAGACGGCGTTGTTTCTTCTTCTTCTGATGGCTTAGCAAATGTCCTTTGCCAATATTCCTGCAATTCGGGATCACTATCTGGATTGTCCCTGAACCTCTCTAACCTTTGCACAAATGCATTTGGGTCTTCCACTACCTCTGTAAAAAAGCACAAACAATTCGGATGCGCAGGCATTGGCGGAGCATCCTCTACTCGGTAAACACCTGGCCCAAACCCTTGGTCGGCATATGCTAACTCATCACAAATATCGTATTCTGGGTGTTCTGAACTTAATACCCACTTCACACCTCTACATGCAGGGTTATATGTCGCACTCTTTAACGTGGCATCACCATGAGCCGCTGATAACTCTGTCCTAACCAGACGCAACGACTCATAATTTAAGTCTTTCGGTAACCTCCTGCCCATGCGTTTCATCATATTAGGGTAGTCCTTTACTAATGTCCCTGAACCTTCTTTAACATACTTTGTCAATGCTCTTGCTATATCCACAGGGTCCATGTTTTCTGCTATCCCTGCTGTTAATATCCTCCCTATCGCCTCTGTGGTATTGCCAGTTATATTCCAAATCCTATCGCTTAAATATAAACCACCCAGCCTGCGATTCCACATTGCCTTGATAACATCTTCTTGCACTGAACCAAACACATTTTGTATTTTCCCAGCTACTTCAGGGAACACCTTTAGGAGTAAATCCGCACTAACTTTCTCGTTATACTCAACCCCAATGCCTACTGCCTTCTCGATACCTTTGCTAATGATATCTTTCTGTTTACCATTCAACGCCTTGGCGAAATCTTTCAACCCAGCTTTAACATACTTCATCTGTGCCGCTACATCGGAAGGCATGCCTTCTATAGAAACGCTCAAATCTTTGACCATCCCTTCCACTTCCTTGGCTAATGCCTTTTCTGTGGCTAACTCGGTAGTAAGAAACTTTCGCCTATTTTCAAGTGCCCAACTATAATACGGCCCATTGAAACGCTTCAAATCCTCACGCCAGCTCATTGCGTGCTTCTTCTATCGCCTTATTGATCTCCTCTAATTGTGCATTCATCCCAGCGTTTTCTTCAAGCCGCTGTCGTAATATCCAACTCCTTATTATCCTTTCACGCTCACCCGGAAGCTCTTCATTGTCTGAAACATAGCCTTGCATGGTGTCTACATACTCGCTCAACAAATCGACAGCCGCATCCATACTCATGAAGCCACCCATCAATGCAGTATTAATTGCCTGCGTGAGCAAATTAAGTACCCTTGCATATTGCTCTTCATCTCGCTCGATTACTTCATCCCATGCTAACGCTACTGAATAGTCCTTGAACCTCTTCCCTGTTACCTGTGAATGCATTGCCAATACCATACGTGCAAATTGCTGCCAACTTTCTGTTACCATCTCACGTTTACGTGCTACTCTTCGAATTAACAACGGGTATTGCTCTTTCACGCTCGCATGCGAACTTGGAGTGTGCACACCAAATGCAAACTCGGGCACTTCGGACACGTCTACAATACAGTAGAATAACAACTCAAGTAATGCGCTCGCATCTCCTATTGCTGAGTTCACCTCGATAAACGACGCATCCTCTTCATTGGTAAAGATTAAAAGCTCATGACCAGTTAAATCAATTCTCGCTGGTCGCCCTTGCTGAATACTTTCCCACGCTTCAGGGAAATTGTTTTTAATGAAGCCGCTGACATCTTTTAACTGCAACTTCATCCTTGGAGTTGAATGCATCTTTGAACCTTGCAAAGCATGTAACATCACATCGTGGTACGCTTTGAAATACGGCTCTACTGCTTCCAACTCAGAATTACCGAATAACTGCGTCTCTTCCGCCTCATTCTTAAAATGTATTATCGGTATGAAGCCCCACAAATTAGGTTGCTCGCCTACCTTCAAATCTGATGGTACGTCTCCTTCGGCTTGTGTTACGATACTATCTACTGTTACGATTTGGGTATAGTTATACTGCCTTCTTCCTTGATCCCACATTACCCTTGCTGAAATCGTATATGCTACTGGCTCATGCGTAATGGGATCCAACTCAATGTCTGCAACTTGCTCTGGCGGTATGATTGTGAAATCCACTGAACCACCAACACGCTCTGGGTAAAGAACACTTCTCTTGTTATTCACATACAAATATAGAAAACAGTCGCCATCTCTCAATGTCAATTGGTGAACTCGCAATATCTTACTTGTCCAATCCACAAGGTAATCATCTATCACTGCCTGTGCTTCCTCATCCGCGCACCTAAACTTAGGAGCACCCATGAAACCAGCTAATGTATTTATTATCGGCTTTGCAAATCCCGCCCCCAACTTATACTCGTCGTTAGTATTGTGGTACAATTCTCTTGCAAGAGTATAGTCAACGCGTGATGTATCTAGGGAATACACATCCCTCGAACTTATCACCCATCCATATTGTCCAAACGTTGGAGCTCTGAGTTTTGATATCTCCCCCACTATCCAGCTAAACGGATTTATCATATATTCTCGCCCCCCTTAAAATGTCAATTCCTTTCACATTCCTACGCTCTAATGTGGAAGTTATGTACATGATAGCATATCTCATCGCATCCATAGCATGGTCATATTCTTTAATTGGTTCTTCGGTTATTTGGTCGTTTACTACCTTCCAGCTGTAGCTTTCTATTTCGTCCAACAAATTCACAAGCCCTCTAAAAACGTACAGTCGTTTAGAACGGAACAGTTCTGACACTCTTGCTATGCCTTCTTTTACGGTGTTGTTTGCCGGCAGTGCATTTAATCCTTGTCGTCTTAATTCTTCAATCAGCACAGGTGCAGATGGGTCTACAAATATAGCGTCTATGGTTTCTCCTTGTGATATTTCTCGTATGTCTTCTGCTGCCTCACGTGGTAACCTACGTGTTTTGTAGTACTCCCTGTAAACGTAACAAGTACCATCTCCGTCTATAGCAATCCACACAGCAGCCATTGGATTGTTGTATCCAAAATCTATACCTATAACACGTACCCATTCTTTAGGTATGTCAAAAGGTGCTATCAGGTGTACAGAAGCGTCAAAGTCTTGATAAACCAATCCTTCTGGTCTCGTAAACTCCCCACGGTAAAACATACGGAACATCCATTCCGGTAATTCTCTTTGCGCACGTTCGTATTCACGTTTTGGATATGCTGGGTTTGTTATGCTTGGGAACTGTATGACTTCGTAGTTCGGGTCTCCTGCCTTCCATTTGTCGTACACTTCCGTTTTTAGCCAGTTCAATCCGTATGGGGTGGTTGCTATAAGTATTTTGCCGTTGTAAAATCCGACACGACGCTGTGCTACTTCCCAAACTTGTCTTTTCATCTGTCCTGCTTCGTCCAATGCCACTGCCTTAACGTGTACCCCTTCTAAACTGTACGGTCTGTCTGCTGAGGCAAAAAATACCCTCCCACCGCCACGCAAATGGTATGCTCGTTCTAATGC